AATGGACTTTTCGCAACATCTGCAATAATTTTTCCACCAGACATTATCGGGACTAATCCAGACGCACCCTCAATAGCTTTCTCCTGCATTGTTTCAAATGCGCCGCTTGGTTTTGGTAAGCCAATATTGCTTTTCACCTCCTCCAACACTTCGCTCAAAACAGGCAGTTTCCCCATGCCAGTGTTTTCGGCAACAATTGCATTATATACTCTGGCCCCAATATCTGTTAAAAATCCAGCAGCAGCTCCTGCTTTTGCGCCCATTCCTGGCACTCTAAGCGGAGTTCCAAGAATAGCACCACCAGCAGCCCCAACTGTTGTTGGATTTATTGCTGCGCGAGCAAGAAGCCCTGCCTCTCGCATTGCGTAATCAGAAAGCCCAGCCTCCTCTTTTACAGGAGCAGATACTTCGTTTCCGCCGTCTAGGGGTCTAAATGCCATATAATTTACGGCTCCAATATACCTCTTCGACCTCCAATGATTACCATGTCGCCGTCCCTTTTCCCAGCCCTTCTTGCCTCTTCTTCGGTTGCAAATGAGTTAGCTGAAGCAGATTTAGGTGACGATACAAACGCATTAAAATCCTCTGGCTGTCCGCCTGCACTAACAAGATCAGAAAGTCTCTTTACCCTAAACCCACTAACAGATGCGGTTGAAACAATTTTTCGTGCCAACGCGCCTTTTAGTGCAAGTAGTTTTTCTTCTGCGTATGGGAAATATGGGTTGGAAACTATTTCGTTCATCAGTGCGGCATCTTGATCCGACATTGCACCTGGTCCAGCAATGGCCAATCTTAACTGGCCTCGCAAGCCACCCCTAATTGCCTGCGCCCTTGCATAGTTTGCGATACTCTTATCATCCTTTAGTTTGATTAGGTCATCTATGTTTTGAGTTGCAGACGAGAAATCAACTATCGCTTTTCGCATTTCATTCGTTGCCTGCTCGTCTCTCCCAAACCCCTCAAGTCCAGGGATGGTGCGCGATGACTCTAAATCTTTTTTGAGTTGTTGTTTTTGGATCGGCTCAAACATTGAGTAGGCGGATTGAATTGCATCCGCCTCTTCTGGCGATTGCGCGCTTGCAAGCCTTTGCTTGTATCCTTGTATCATTTTTGCGGTATCTTCAAACCTTCTTTTAATTGTAGATGTCTCGCCAGCAGCGTATGTTCCTCCAGTCGGAAGCGGAACAGCTCCTGTTAGACCCTCTAAATCTTTTCGCATTGCTTCGCGCGATGCCAAAAAAGCTGCGCGATCTAATTGCATTTGTTCTTCTGCTGTTCCAATTCTATTCATTTCGCCAATTGCAGCTTGTTGCGGCATGACGGGTCCAGAAATTTGTGGTTGTAATGGAGTTGCTGCTGCCGATATGTTTTGCTTTCTTTTTGAAAGATCGGATAGCAATTCATCTTGTAGCTGCAAATTTCTTTCAGATTCTTCAAGTCTTCTGCCTAATCCAGCGGCAACTTCAGCAGAATAGCCTGGTTGGTTTCTCTTGCTCTCTTCGTCCATTTTCTGAATTTCAAGGCGAAGCTTCTGCATCTTGAGAGAATCTTCTTCTGCGGCCATCGCAAGTTTATTGCGCATGGCCTGTTCATAATCACGTCCCGCTTGTGTTATGGCTGGCATAAATTAGTAGAAGAATGCACCCGAACCAGGCGCGCCAAAAAATCCTCCAGGGGCTGCAACTTTTCCAAGTGATGCTATTCCCCCAGCAATATCAGCAAACTTTTGCGCTCCGCTTTGCTGCCTAGAAATCGCACCAACCTGCGCACCGTATGTGCTTGCTCCGTAATCAGCCTGCGAGCGATAAAGCTGGTTAAACGCATTGGTAAGCTGGACAGGAATCTGTTGGTCAACCGCTTGATAGAAGTTCGCAGCCGTAGACGGCTGTTGATTAAACCCACCAGGCAAGGCTTGATTGGCTTGGATATACTGTTGCATCGCACCCTGCTGTTGGGCTGTCCGCTGGCCTGCTAGGTTGTAGATCGAAGGTCCGCCACCAATGAAGTTGGCAGCTGCTCCAAGCCTATTTTGACGCAATGCGTCACGGAACGCTATGTCGGCCTTGAGCGCGTCACCAGTTGACTGACCAGATCCAAGGAAGCTTTGAGCTGCACCATAGCGAGCAAGCTTTCTGGCTTCGCCAGCAGCACCGATCTGTGCTGCTTCTTGTACCGCTGGTCCGATTCCAAAGATGTTGCCGCGCGCAGTCTGTGCTGCTCTTGCAGCCTGCTCGTATCCACGCCGTTCTTCCGCACCAATAGTAGAACCAAGGCGCAATTGATTAAGAGCCTCGTCTTCAATCGTCTTTCGGAGTTGTTCTGTTTCTGGAGTGGTCGTAGCACCAATCGGCTGAGTTGCCATCTGGCGATATTGTTGACCCAATCCAATCGCAGTGCGATATGACTCTGGATCAATCTGACGCAATTGTTGTGAGGCGCGCTCTTCGGGTAGCTGGACGAATGATCTGAAGGATGTGATCTCCTTTAGCCCTTCGGGGCTATCCATCGTAATTGGCGTGAAATTCTTTTGCATATCCTGCGCGCCTGTGACTGCGCTGGTTACGCTCTTCAAGTCATCGTTAAGTTGTTTTATGAATGCTTCTGAAGATGTACGTTGCGCAGAGCCAGCAGGAAGGTCGGAAAGAAGTTTATTAGCCGTGTCTAGGCGTTCCTTGATTCCAGTAATCTGAGCATTTCCTCGATCAATCACGCTGTTTAGGCGGGATAGCTTTGAGTTATTGTAATCATCAACAATGTTCTGATCGGATACTTGAAAGTTTAATTTCGACCCAAGATCAGAAGATCCGTAATTACGATCAGCAGAAAGCTGCGCCAATGCTTGATTAAACTGCGGGCCAGAAACTGCACCAGTAGGCGTTCCAGTTCCACCAGCCAAAGCTGCGATTTGTTGAGATAAAGAATTATATGTGTTTTGCTTCGCAGTATTATCAAGAAGCTTGAATTGCTCGTCTTGCCTTTGTTGCATTTTAGCAAGCTTTATGTCTGTGCTTTTTTGTACTGCTTGATTATATAATGCATTAGAATAATCAGCAGCACCTTGATCTTCTACTGCGTATGGTTTCCCACCACCATAATACCAAGGTTCTTCGTAAGGAATAATATTTCCATCAGCGTCAACATTGTATGCCGTGTAGGAGGTGCGCCTATTTGCCATATTATTTAGTCCCAACAGTTAACTCTGGATTACCAATGTTTGTTCCAATCGTGCCATAGAAATCTACTGGTCCTGGCTGACGGTTGAAGGCTACATTCTGCTCAACTGAGGCGTATGGGCTAGTTCCATAAAGACGCTCGAACTGGCGGGTCATCTGATCGCCTAATCCGCGATTCAAGGCATACGCTTGCGGGCTAGTCTCATACTGCCTACGGAGCGATTCTAGGGTGCGCTGTGGTCCATATTGACGCTCAAGTTGTAATCCAGACTGCACGCCTGCCTGTTGGTCTAGGGCTGATAGTTGGCGTTCTAGTGATCGTTGTTGAGGAAGATATTGGATGCGAAGTTTATTCTCAAGCTGTGCCATCTCTGGTGCTTTCTCAATATAAGTCTCAATATTCTTTTTATATGCCTCTGCATTGGCCTGTGCTACCGCTGCTGGATCGGGCGGGGGAGGAGGTGCGGGAATAGAAGGTGATCCACCCATGGTGTTATACCCTAGCCTTTCGCATAAATGTCATATAGTCGTAACTCCTTGGTTTACCAGAACGATTAAAAGTGATCCGCTTGCGAGGACCAAAACGCTCCCAAAGGAGCAACAGCAAGCATCTCAAGGATTTAGCACCTTTTGAGGAGATAGTCAAATCAACAAACACATTCTCGCCTTCTTCGCTATGCACATAATGATTAGGCTCTTGCCCATCCTTGATGCACCTTGCTAAAGCCACGCCTGCAATCCCATCCTTATCCTCAACCACGCCAACCATACCCTGCTTCTCAAACCAAGAAAACCACTCAGCCAGGTTAGGCCACATGGCCTCTGGAACGCTACTTTGCTCAATATACTCAACAGCCGTCATATTGTTTGTTGGATTTGGATTGTGTCTGGATTGGCGGCAGCCGTAATTTGGCGTACTGCAAGTTTGTTTGCTGCGCTTGAAATTTTAATGTTAATTAACCGCCACTTCTCATACTTTCGCAGGTCGCTTGCAAGCTTCTTTTTGACTGAAGTTGGAAGGATTGCTGGAAGAGTGAATGGCAAAGTTAAAACTGAACTTGCAATGTTAATGTTTGCTTGAACATCAATGTCACCAACATCAATATCGCGCTGGATTGATACAGTCGTATCTGTTGAATATGAGTTGTCAAAGATAACTTCAAAATGGCTTCCATACTTTAGCGAGAAAGGATCTCCAAAGTTAAAATCCTTTGTGCGCACATAAGATTCGTAGTCAGTTCCAGCATCTTTGTAATCTTCAGATGTAGTTCCAGCAGGAGATTTATAGCCAGCATACTTTTCAATGATTCCATTCGTCTTCTTGAACATCGCCCTAGAGCCTTCTTGATTGAAGTTCGTGAGCGTGAACTGCATAACTTGTGGACTCCAAGTTCCCTCAAATGCGCTTAACGCTGTATTGTAAACCAACAGCGTGTCATTGTAATCGTTTGATCCAGTAGGTATGGCTAAGAAGTAGCGGTTGTCGTAGTAGATTGCAGTAGCTACCCTAATCGAATCAGTATTGATGCTTTGAATAACATTCTTTACAACTTCTGAAACTGGTATACCAACTGAACTAAAGTCATCCGCTACAGACCGAACAAGCGATCTGATTCCGTTATCAGAAAGGAATAGAATGTCGCTACTAACTTGGACAGCCGTGCCAGTTGCCACGCATCCAGTATTGTTTGAAATGATTGAAACAATCCAATCTGCGCCAGACGTGGCATCATTTGGAATATCAACTTGGAACACCCTGCGCTTCTTGAATACAATAAGCCTATTCTTGTAATAAGGAACAACTGCCGTAATCTGATCTCCGTCATCTCCGTTTACAACTATGCTGTTTGTCAAATCCCAAACTGATGGGTCAAGAAGATCAGAAGCATAAAGCGTGTTTCTATTTGCTCCAGATCCAACTCCAAACAATCTATTTTCTGCGTTGACAAGAATCCTAATACCCGATGGTGGAGGACTAACTGTGGCTGTAGCAGTAGCACCAGACCCATCGCCAACAATTGTAACGGTTGGCGCGCCAGAGTAGCCAGAGCCACCATCAACAACAGTTACTCCAGTAACAGCACCTCCAGCTATAGTTGTAATCAAACTTGGCATTGTGCCACCAAGGCTAGGTCCAGTAACAATTGCAGTTGCACTTGTATATCCACTTCCTGCGGTTGTGACTGTTATTGCCCTAACCTTTCCACCCTGCCTCTCAACACCAGTTCCATCCCAAAAATGTAAATCGCTATCAGAATCAGATAAAAACATTTTGTCAACAAATTGCGCAAAAGATACTTCGATGTCTTCAGCTACGCTGTAACCGTCTCGCCATTGATTTGTAGCAGATGTCCAAGATATGTTTGTATCATTCCATGTCGAATATGGAGTATGAACTGTTGCGCTTCCATCAGATTCAATGCTGTAAAATCTTCCACCAGTAACAGTTAGCAATTGCTGGTATGCTGATGTCTCATAGTACCGCATTCCACCAACAGAAGTTACCGCGCTGGTTGCTCCAGTAGCAAAACTTGTTGCACCAACACGAGTCTCAAGATTACCCTTTGGCGAAAGGGTCATATTGTACAACTCTTGTACTTGATTTTCGGCTAGTAGGTCAGATTGCAGGCCGCTGGCTTGACCGCCAGTAAAATTGCGTATTCCGTCAAAGGACAGAACATCGTCCAAATTGTCGCTGTAATAAGGCATAAGCCTCCTTTACGCCGAGAACATTTCTTCTATGGTTAACTCGCCTAAACTCTGCGGAGTGATCTGCTTAACTCCACCAACCTGGCTCAACTCGTAGTTAGCCATTAAAGCAAGATCAGCATTGGCGGTTTGCGTAATGGCCTGCGCCTTTGCATATTGACGTTCACGCTCAAGCGCATCTGAATGAGTCAATGCAAGAACCAAATGATGAACGTGGGGTAAGCGAAGCTCGTCATCCAGAGCGGCTTGAGATGGTGGAAAGTCAACAATAATGTTTGTGCGGGTAAGACATTTAAGCTTCTCTACGACACGCAATGGAGTTGTGCCAGCAGTTTTTAATCTTGGGTAAAGGTTTAGCTCTGCTATGCCACTGCTGTTGCGACCAGTAAAATGATAGGTGTCTGGATCTCCAGTGCGCTCATCAGAAAGCAATCCTGGGTCTTGACTTATGATTGTTGCCAAATCAATCGGGTCAACCTCTGCATCATTGTAGGCCACCGAGAGAGGAGTCTCGACATTAGTGCCTAGCGTGATTAAACGAGTCGTACCAACCGAATAAGTAGAGTTGGTTACAGTCTCGCGCCAAGGGGCAAAGTCCCATACGCGCCGATAGGCCAAGCTTGCAGCCTTCTGCAAGAAGGTAAGCGTATCCGAGTCGGTCTTTCCAACCTTCTCGCCAGCGTACTGAGCGATTTCAGTTAGGGTCATTTAGCTTGAGGAAATTGAATTAGGATCAATCTCAACTTCGTTTTCGTCAAAGTATTTTACTTCGCCAGTTGTACAGTTTGATTCAATTCTTGCTATCATAGATCAGCCTTCGTACAAAATGTTTAGTGTGCCTGTTGAAAAGGTATTAGCGGAAACAGTTGTAACTCTTATTCTAGTTAGCTTATCAGAAAGTGATATGCTTCCACCACCGCAAACTCCTAAATTAGTATCTAATCCTACAGAATGACTAGACACCCATGAATTTGTTGCTGAGTCAATAAGAGAAATTGTCATTATTCCATTAATAACCCTAGTAGTTATTGTATCATTGTAAATAACCATTCCGTCTGTACGAACCAAAGTTGAACCAGTTCCTCCTGCATTATCCATAGCATTACTTATGCTTCTGTAATCGGACGTATTTATTGCGCTAGATGTTCCGAGTTGAACTAAAAAATAACTCGTACCAGTAGCTACTCTGCTAAATAATATCGAGATTCTTTTTGCCGAGCTTGGGATTCCTGTGAAATCAAAAGCTGTTCCACTCGTTGTTGCAACAGGAGTTCCGCTTGAAATACCAGAACTTGACTGCCAACTTGGAGCAGATGAAGCTCCATTGCTTGTAAGAACCTGACCAGTTGTACCATAGTTAGCTCCGCCGATCCCGATTTGACCAGCAGATGCAATGCGGAGGCGTTCTGTGGAGTTAGTATTAAATCTTAATGAATTTGAACCAGAGCAATCAATTTGAGCAAGGCCACTATTTGCTGTTGTTGCTGGATCTATTGACACGGTATTCCCACCAGCAGCAGTTGATGTTATTCCAAGTGCTGCGCTTGCTCCAGAAACAGATAGTTGACGGCTAGGACTCGTTGTGCCAATCCCAACATCACCACTTGAATTTTTATAAACTTGCCCACTGCCAATGTTAATTACGTTGGTTGATCCAGTAATTGCGCCAATGAATGTGGATGTAGTTGCGGAAAGATTTGAGATTGTTGCGTTTGTGCTATTAAGCGTAGCAATAGTTCCAGTAGTGCTATTCAGAGTTGCAATAGTTCCGCTAGTTACAATTTGTGCTGTAGATGTCGTTGTTCCAGTTGTAAGTGTTGGAATCGTTCCGCTTGTAATTGTAGCAGCAGTTGAAGTTGTAGTTCCAGTCGTAAGCACTGGTATCGTTGCGGTTGAAATTGTTGCAGTTGTGCTAACTGTATTGTTTCCAGTAGCCGTTCCATATGTCAACGCTCCAGAAAGATTTAGGCTTGTAAATGTCCCAGCGGTAAGTCCGTCATCAAGTAAATTCTGGACAGTAACCTTGCGCGGAGCTAGAGATGCATCAACGCTGTCTGGAGCGATGAGGAGCAAGTCAGCCGTACCAATGGTTGTAATCTCCTGCTGGTTCTTGATGATAGCAGAATTGACAAGCGCGCTGTCAATTAGGTTATGCAAACCAGCAGCAGTAACAGTGCCGTTGGTGGAGAATGTCTGCTGACGATTGATTATGTTTGCCATATTAAGCTGTAAACCTCAGTGCGGCTACGGAGAAAATACCAGCAGGAATTGTCCCAGCGGTTGCTCCTTGGTTCTGGATTGAGTATTCAACAACATTTGGTGCATTTGGATAAATAGATAGGCCGATATTAGTTGTTCCAGCAGCTGACCCCATTGAGTTTAATGATCCAATAACTATGTCGTTAAGTGCTACGCCAGTTAATGCAAATGTTCCAGTTGTAGCGTCTGCTCCATTATGTGCAGCTACTGTTGCAGAAGTGAACGCTGCTGTGCCATAGCTGACTACAGTTAACTTTGGACCACTTGCTCCAACTTGGAGTGTGCCAGTAGTTGCCAATCCAGTATTGTTAATCGTGGCTGAGGCAATCGTTCCAAGCGTTGCAGTTCCAGTAGATGCAGTAATATTTGAACCAAATGTAACATTGCCAAGCTGGAGTTGGATAGTTGCGGTAGAAATTGTAGCCGTACCTACCGACAGCGTGCCAATCGTTGCAGTACCAGTAGAGGCAGTAAAGCTAGTTCCAAATGTTGCTAGGCCAGATGCGAACAGCGTTCCAATCGTGGCCGTACCAGTTGACGCTGTAATGTTTGATCCAAAAGTAACAGGTCCTAAAAGACTGCTGTTGCTTGAAACTGTAAATGAACCAGTGCTTTGCACGCCAGATGTTGAAAGAGATAGCGCGGAAGAAGTATTGTCACCATCAGTAATAACCTGCAACGTGCCATCAAGACCACCAGTGCTAAACGTCTTGATTAGCTGTGCGTAGCTACTACTGATCGTCTGTGTTCCAAGTGTGGGCATTTAATCTCCTAGTTAGAAAGGCGGTTTTTTAGGACATCCCAGGCCATTGAGCAAGCAAGCCCTATCAGCCCAGCTACAGCCAGAACCTTCGTCCGCAGGTGTTCTAGCGCACCTAATCTATTAGCAACATCCCCATGAAAAGCAAGTGACCTTTCGACCATTGCGTAAAGCTGAAGCTGACGCTCTTCCATCCTGGCGAGCCTAACTTCCATATTCCACACTTGCTCCTCGCTCACGGCTTAGTTGCCCCCAAGTCGGACGCTGCGCCCATGTCGCTGTAGCGTGGAAGGGCATTGTTGTCTTCGTGCTTTGGAGAGCAGGAACACAGCAAGAGAGCGATGAATAGGATTGGCATTACGGCAATCCTAGGCCAGTTCCTAGGGTGGTTTTGTAGAGATTATACAGCGATGCGTTTCCAGTTATTGATTGAGAAAACATGGCAAAAGAAATGTTACCATTCCCGCTATTTTGATTTATTTTGAAACTAGACATATTTCCATTTGCAGATGGGACTACACCGCTAAGTAATGAAGTCCCATTAACGAAAAATTCTGAACCGCTTGCCGATGCAATTCCGTGCGTAAATATTCGGCTTGTTGGAACTGAGCCACCAGTTATTCTGTTAAAGGAATTTATTGCTGATCTACAATCCCAATAATAATTACCACCAAAACCAGCCCATATGCCAGCACCCGCAAAACTAGGAAGAACAGAAAAGTCAACGACTCTTAAATTTCCAGATGTTGCGGCTTGGCAGGTAGCTAAAATTAAATCTGTTTTAGATATAGTAATGTCTGGGATAGTTATCGATTGCGAAGAACCAGAAGTGAATGTAATCCCAGAAGTTCCCCAAGTTGGGCTATTAACTAAAGTTCCATTATAAGTTCCAAAACCACCCAAGCTATATGCAGTCGTTCCGCTTCCAGCGTTTTGAGTCGAGCGGAGTGGCCAGCAAACCATATCGCTCCATAGGCCGATGGCTTTTATGCCGACCACAAAGTCACTAATTTGTTTTTTTGCCGTTGCGTCTGTTACTCCAGCAGTTGTGAAATATGCAGAAGCGTCTGCATCAAATCCACCAAATGGAAGTTTTCTTCCATTGTTTAATCCAATATTAAGACTTAACGAAGGCATAAAATTATAATGCAATCACCCGCCAAGGGATTGAACCTTTGGCGGTGTGGTTGCTTGAATCATTAACCAGCTATGTAGCCAATCACCCTGCCAGTTCCAGCCGTGTAGCTGTCGAACTCGCCATAGATGATGTTGCCAGAGCCAATCGTAACGCCAGTCAGAGTTCCATCGTATTTACCGCTAATTGCGCTAAACGTGGTATCTGAAAGCATCTGGATCGCCCAGTAGCCACCAGTAGCTGTTCCTTGCGTCCCTACGGAAAATCCGTATTGAGCTTGGAATTTATCTAATGCGCGTGACATTAGGGTGAGGTAAACAACGGGATCTTATAGTTCGTGCCGTTAACAGTAATGGTCAAGCCATTCGCTGTTGAGGCAGCAGAACCGAATGTTCCAGTTGTAGCAATGGTTGTGATATCCCAAACTACGGATTGGTTAGAGGTATCGATCCTTAATGCTTTTCCTTTTGCCTTCCGTGGGCTTCTTGCAAATTCAATCGCCATATTTTTTTCTCCTTATAGCCGCACGTTTGATGCTATCTGGCGTGTACTGGCTTCTAAATCTACTGCCAAGCTTTTGTTCCTGGCGATAGTACCCCTTCAATAGATTTGTTTGATTGACTCCCAGCGGGTTGTCGAGGGGTTCGCCAACCCCCACTAGGCTCAATCTTTGAGGGACGGTGAATCGTTTAAGGTAACGAGGGACAGAATCCCTTTCGGCCACAGCCTTTTCCAGTTCGACAACTTTCCCATTTCTGGAATCCTCGTACTGGTAAATTGGCATATTAGCTATAGTTATTCTTATCCGACTCCTCGGCCATCTTCATCATCTTTTCCTCTTCGGACATTGAGTTTTCGCCTTCGGCCATGTCTTCCGACTTGTCCTTAGACTCACTCTCGCTCATGGCGTGTTCCACATTAACGTGGGCAACGCCATTCTCGATCATGTCAATTGTTCCAGAGAGTTCTACAGAATCACCTACTTCTGGCGAAACATTCTCGCTACCATCGTTCATCTCGAACTTGGATACGGGAAGCATTACCATTCCAGACTTCATCATTTTATTCATAGGTTTTTCAGATGAGGAAGAGGCTGGGGAGGTTTGACCCTCCCCAGCTTTCCGAGGACTCATAGCGATTACTAGAGTTCCCATTTAATTATTAGCTATAGTTGGACTTCGCAACGATGACTCGGAAGAACCGAGGATCGAGTTGCTTGGCCGCATAGAACGTCTTAAACGAGGCAATTACGCGCTGGTTGTAAACGTCACTCTTGTCGGGGGCATCTAGGATCGTGACCTTCGGAGCGAAGGGCGAGCCAGAGGCTGCCAACGAAGACAAGCTAGGAACACCAAACGCGCCACCACCGAGGAGGACGTTGGCATAGCCAGTGTTAACACCAGTTGTTCCAACGCTGTTCTCAGCGATGCCAGAGGCGGAGGTATTGAAGGTTTGCACGTTGGTCGAAGAGATGACCGATACGCCAAACAACTTGCCGATTTCACCCTTGAAGATGGCATCGGGATTCGAGTAGCTCGAAACCTTCAACCAATCATCGTCCTGCTGTAGATCACGGATAACGGCAGGATGCGCAACAAGCGCGTAGCCGTCCTTGAT